GCACTGGCAGCAGCCCTGGCAGCAGCACTGGCATCACTGGCAGCAGCACTGGCAGCCCAGGCAGCAGCACTGGCAGCAGCCCTGGCAGCAGCACTGGCATCACTGGCAGCAGCACTGGCAGCCCTGGCAGCAGCCCTGGCAGCAGCCAGCTCTTCATGTGTAGCCAAACCTTCGGCGAATTTTCGCGATACCTGTATGGCCGCTCTTGGCCTACCGTCACCTGGATATTTTTTTTCAAAAATCGACAAAACCCTTTCGGCCCACGTGCAGGCTAATAACCTCATATTTTTATCACTTATGTAATCGGGGCGCAAGAGGAGCCACAGTTTATCAGTATGCGGAACCGTTTTTAGGTGACAAAAATCAATGATATCGATGGCTCTTCCGCCGATTGCCTCAACTATTTTTTCTTCTGGCCAAATATAGCAAGGGTTGAAGCTCATGATTTTTTCAATTGTTATCGTTTTTTTCTTTTTCATACCTTTCCTCGCCATTAGACAACCAGTCTTCAAACTCCTGCTCAGGGTCAAGAGAGATTGGCTCATTTTGCTTCCAGGTGTCGTAGTTATCCATTAAAACAACTCCAACGAATCGGTATTTGTTTCAAGTTCGACGTGGATTTTTTCTTCTTTTCGGTAGCTGCTTTCAATCACATCCTGTTTGTTGATTGATGAGCAAATGTCGAAGTATGAGCAGGTTCCAAACGTTGTACACTGGTTGGTATTGCGGTAAAATCTGTCATTGATTTGGCATTGCCTAAGATCCTTTTGGATGTCCCACAATTCTCGTCGCCATTGGTTTAAGTCCTCAATTGGGAAGGTCAAATATTCCCGGTAGAAATATTGCTTTCTGTTGGCTTCTAGAAACGTCAAAAAATCAGCATAATCCTTTTCATCAAGATTATTGTCGATGATCGCCTGACGGTACAGTTCCGGGGTTGTGCATTGGGATTTATTGATAGATAAACCACCTTTTTGTAAAACTACTGGCTTATGGGGAACGGACTTAACCAAAACGTTGTAGATCACGCCCTGAATCTCAATTCCCATTAATCGTTGCATGGCCTCAATATAGAGGACAGATTGACCGTCAATGGTTAATCTCTTTTTGTATTGGTTATCAATACTTTTGGCTGTCTTGTGTTCGACAATCCAATACTTGCCGTTTTGTTTAACCAACATGTCAATTTTCCCGGCAACATCAAACAAAGAGCTTGGATGATTTGTTTCTGGATTATAAATTTGTACTTGGAATTCCTTTTCAATGGCCACAACTTCAAACGGTTCAACCGGATAGTTTTTTCTATAACGGTCAAACATGGCATAAGTAAGACGCTTTTCAGCGTCCCACTTTTCAAGCCTTTCCAAATCATTTTCATCCGGTTCATTTTGATTGAAATATTCTTCGATTTTGAATAAGATATAATCCAATTCACTACCGTTGTAATGATTCTCAAGAGCCAAATGGATAGCGTGACCAGTGTCAAAGTATAGGGGTCTTTCAATTGGTACCAATCCTTGTTCATATTTAAATTGGTATCGCTTCCTGCATGATTTAAACGCCTGGATACTACTGTAGGTTAATGATTTTTCAGCCATGTTGGCGCCTAAAATGGGTCATTGGTTGACGAACGTTGGGAGTTGTCATCCTCTGGAGTCCAGGCTGAATCTTTGGGCGGGAAATCGTCTTGCTTTGGTTGTTGATGGTCTTTTTTAATCGATGAAAAATCTATGACTGTAGGATAATTCTTGCCATCTTTCCCTGTTTTGGAATCAACTTTTATTGTTATTTCATGGCCGCAAAGATCGTTTGTGTCAAAGTTTTCAAACTCATCCTCGCCAATTCCAGCAGCTCGTGCAAGTTTCTTAATCCTCCAGCCAGCCTCACGAGTCATAAAAAATGTTTCCTTGCAAGTTCCACCCATTTTCTGGTCCTTAAAAATAACGTCAATCGCGTTCTTATCGTTGATTGTTTTATCTTTAACCTCATAAATAAAGCAATCGTAGACACCTGGTTCCAAAAACCTTGAGTCAGAATAATTATTCAAGTTTGCCCTCATGCTGCTATCTCCTTGCCAATTTTTGCATAATGCTCTTTAATCTTTCCGAAAATCAAAGACCAGTCAGCAGGTTCATAAAATTCAAGAGCTCCAGACCTATCCTTTGTTATTGTTTTTTCTGTTTTACTGGTCAGCAAATATCTGGCATGTGGCTTCCCCTTTTCTTCTTCTTTTGTGATAAGTCTGAAAATTTCATCAAAATAGCCCCCCAACTGATATTGCAATTTACCATTAAGGGCAGGTAATGATTTTATATACCCGGTTTCCTCGTCTTTTTTGTCATCCTCTCCACATGTAAAAATTTGATGGTAAGGAAGGTCTCTAAATAACCTTATCATGCGCCTCATTTTGGTATCAAGTAAGGAATAATCTTGTTGAGTAAGCAGATCGTCATAAACTTTGCCAATTTCTATTTTTTTTTGTGGTCGCTCCACTTTGATGATGTGTTCCTTGCAAAGGTCGTTTAATTCATTGAGAGAATCGATAAATAACACCCTGTATTTATCTTGATTTTCAGCTTCCAAAAGTTCTTTATACGTGTTTAATAAATCATTCCAGCTTTTGATTGGTACAAACTGGAAATCATGCCCGGCCAAAGGAAGCAAGCCTTTTTCTGTGGATAAAATTAATGTTTTTTCAGTTGGCAAAGTTTTTGCGCTGGAGGTTTTACCAGTCCCGCTACCACCATATACAATGCAATTTATGTACTCAAGTGCTTTTTCTTTTGTACTCTCGGTTTTAATCACGCCCTCACCTCCCCGGCACGCAACATTTTGCGTTGAAGCGACAACAGGGCGTTGTAGCCCTCAATGGCGTCGCTGCGTTGATCATCCGGCAATTGTGCCATGGTGATGTGCTGCATTGCCTTTAGCGTCCTGTCTACCGTCACCGGCAAAGGTGTTTTGTCAAGTTTTAAATCGTTTTTTTTGTTCATTGTTTTTATCTCCTATTTTTATTTAAAATCACAATTGTTTTGTCTTTTGGAATTAAATTTAAAATTTCTGTAAATGATGGTTTGTTTTTTATTCCTAAAAATTCTTCTATCATTTTTTTATGAAATGCAAATTCATGTGTCCAAACTGGTCTATTCAGTATCTTTTCTGCTGTTTTATGAAATATTTCAAACGGAATACACAGCCGTTTTTGGTACAGTTGCATTTCGAATAATTCAAACTCGGACATTTTTTCCCATGATTTTGAATGATAAAATTCAACGGCTTCCGTTTTAGTTAATTGTTTTTTATCCCATAGTCTCATGCTTTATCCTATTTTTAATTTGCAAATCGCTTAAAATTAATTTCTCTGACTCTAAAACCTTAATTAGAATCCGCCATTGTTCGAGTGATTTTTCCTTAACTTTTTCCCCCTTTTTACCAAACCCTAAAAAGGTTGCACCGGGCTTGTGTGTGGAAATGGCGGCCCGGTGCAATTTATCGCAAGAGTGACTTTTTTTGCGCGGTGCCCCTGTACAATTTTGGAGGAAAGACGGGACACCACGGAACCTAGGAGATAAGCAAGTTAAGGTAAGAGTGCCCGGCGCTGCCGGCATGGCCTGCGCCGGTTTGGTGTTTAGGTTGCAAATTTCGTGTCTTGTTGCCTCCTGGAATATTGTATGAAAAAAATTAGAGTCGATATTAAAAGAAGGGCGGTATGATGGTCCACTTGCCAGGGATGGCAAAAAGGAACCGCCCTTCATTATTTCTTCATTCGTTTGTTTTTTCATTGTGAACCATCATACCCACTATTATAATTAGGAAAAATAGATTTGCAACTATTTTTTGCATTTTCTATATTTTGTGTGTTGGAATTATTAACACACTATATATAGTGTTGATAACACAACTATCAAAGAATCTACACCTTTCTCATTATTTTTTCATTTTCCTATTGACAAATCGTTTTGGCAATACTATAATGTAGGTGTAAGATCGAAAAGGAGATAAAACGATGAAAAACGAAGTGAGATGGATAGCCGGGACGGGCCAACGAGCCATGGTAACAATAGAATTGGAAACATCAAGGGAAATCAACCTGGATGGCGACAAATCAACCATGTCCTGTTGTGATATGTACATCCGGGGAGAAATTGACGGTCAAACAGTTGGTTATGCCATCGAAAAAATAACTGGTCACCCGGTCTGTGTGGCCAAAATTGGCAAACTTGGTATTAAACAAACCGAGTATGATTTAATTAAAAAGGCGATTTCGGAAATCGAAAATACTCCAGAATGGCAAGAAAAACTGGCCAGAATTGCCAAATCAGAAAAAGAATCCATGGAATATGAAAAACACCGTAGATTCATGAACAAAATAATGAGCGAATAAAAAAAGGAGATAAAAAAATGAAAAAACAACAAGGTAAATGGACAAAAAAAAGTTACAAGGCTATCTTTGATTGGTTGCAAAAAGAAAAGCGGCCACAAATTAAGGCCATCCTTTTGGCGGATGGTTTGCGGGATGTCATTGAACGTCTGGAAGCAGCCAAAAATATGGGAGAATGGTACAGGATCACCAGTGAGGCAGCGGAAGCGGTAGGGGAAAAAATTGTTGAACAATCCGCAAATCAGGCGGAAAAAGAATTGGACCGGATCTGCCCAAATAACAGGAGGGAAGTATGAAAAAAAAATACAGAAAAGAATCGCTAAAAAGTTATGCCAAATTGGCCAAAGAAGGCAATCGTAGAAATGATGTCGTCATGCAAAGACAATGGTCTATTGCTTGGAGAGATTTGGCGACCCAGGCAGAATTAAAAAGAGCGCCAAATTATATTAATTGGGATTGAACAATGACCAAACGAGTATGGCAAGATAGCGGGCGGCCCGAATTGCCGCCTGATAAAAAGCGGTCCTGCTCCGTGCAACTCATGGTGACACCGGGCGAAATGTCCAAATTGAAGGCCCTGGCAGAAAAGGAAAACTGCCGGGTGTCTGAGATTGTCAGACGGGCGATTGGGAGGGAATTGTGGAAATGACCGACCTTGAAAAAATTGTCATGGAAATAAACAAGGCCTGTGACGATTTAAAAAAGGCGCTTGCACAAATGCCTGAAATTATTGAAAAATACCTAGAATCTAATCCTAAGCCCCCCGAAGGCCCCAAACCTGATCTTTGACGGGTCGGTTTTGTTGCGAATGTCGGTAATCAACCCAGCATCCAATCTCATTTTGATTTTGCTATCAGATTTGCTTACATCTATGCCAGCAGCCGCTCCAATTTCTCCCAGGCTGTCCGCAATCAAACCAAAGTCAACCTTTTTGGTGATGTCCAATAGTTTTACTTTCAGGTAGGTAGCGGCCTTCATTTTAAGGAATGAATACCCGGTCCCCACGCTGAAATTTATTCCCCCTATCGTCAATCCCTGCTGGATCGTGTCAAAAATACTCGTATCAGTTTTTGTTTCTGCCATTTTGTCTCCCGTTTATTCGGTCTCGGTTATCATCGCCTTTTGCTTGAGCCTGTTCCATTTCCCGATTTAAATTATCAAGTCTTGAATTTGTTTGGCCTTTGAAATGGGCACTATCTTCTTTTATTGATTGAATTGAATCTTCGTTCTTATCAGATTTTTGTTTCAAATCATTGACATCCTTTGTGAATACTGATTCAATTTTTATCATCAATTCTTTAGTTAACTTTACATCTCCTGCTATTGCAGTCATGGTCAAAACTGCTTTCTGCAACTCGTTTCCTATTTTTGATTCAAATCTGTCTAGGGCCTGACGGTCGCTTGCATCGTCATTGTCCGCTTTCACCCTATTGTCATCAATTTTTTTTTCCGCCGACACGAAACATTTCATGCATTCTGGCCTCATCGCACGAAATTTCAAAAATATTGCACCTGAACCAAGTATTAATAAAACCGCTGAAATCAATATTATTATTTCCTTTGCCATCAATTATCCCTTCCCAAAAAATTTCAACACAAAGTCAAGCAGTCCGGTTCCGGGAAGCCCTTTCTCAACCCGGTTTGCGTCAAAATAAAACCGGCCTAAAATGACGACCACTATCGCCCATTCAATACCGCCAATTCTGCGAAACCACACCAAAAAAGTAGACAAGGAAAGGGCCAGAAGGGTAAACAAAAACTTCCGGCCCAGGAATTTCATTTTGTAAAATCCAACAAGGTGTTATCGCCCAGACCAAACTTATCGCAGCCAGCCTTGGCGCAAGCCAACAACTCCTCAACGGTGAACTCCGGCTCAGTCATTTGGCCGGCCACATAATCCAAAACGTCCTTGATTTTTTGGACCGTCTCGGGATTCACTTTTGCTACCTTGTGGCTCAATAGCCCCAAAGCGTCCAAATCGGTTTTAACCAGGTCCAAACCTTCATCAACCGTAAATTTGTTGTCAGCTACGGCCCCGTTTACCTGGGCCAGCGACCCGAAAATAAGGACCACGATTTGCGAAAATGTAATTTTTGCCATATTTTTACTCCTTTTATGGTATAGGCATCCAAAAGATGCCTATACCTGCATTTTCAAGACCAAATTTGTACAGCCCGGATCTGATAATATCAACATACTGCCTGGCGTTGATATTATTAATCTTGCTGGCCTCTGCATTAACCCAACTGTAAAGTTGCATCGCTGGAATTTGTGGCATGTTACCTCCTTTATTTCTTCGGCGCTTTCTTGCCAAATATTGCGTAAATTATTGATGCGACGGCAGTTGCCGCCAGGCCAATTATTGCCCAGGGTGAATGTTTTTTTGTTATCACGGGTTGCGCCGGGCATTGCGCGCCCGTGTCAATTAAGCGCCTGGCTCCGTCTGAGCAGACCTGGCACCGCTTAACAACGATTGTTGAGCCGTCCCAACATTTTTGAGTTACGTCATTTTGGCACTCGTCCGGGGGCGGTATAACCGGGTCGAGGTAAACGTATTCCTGCCCCTGCCACCTTGTCATATTCTCCGGAGGCCCATAGCGCCGGGTATACTCGTCAATAACTCCCCTGAAGCCATCCAGGATGCAGCCAAGGTTGATTAATTTATCCTTTACTGGTTGCTCGTTTTCCCATATCCCCTCGTTTATGGTTTCGATAATCCACAATTTTGTTGTAGGCCCCTTGGCATCGCAGGCCCAGGAGAACATTAATTTTTGTTCTTCCCGGGACGGCTTGCAGTCATGCCGGCCAAAGTTGTCGGCGCAGTCGCAGGGACTTTTGCCAATCCAAATGCCATCATTGCTGAGGAACCATGCCGTCGAGCTTCCGCCCATGTAGCGGAGGAAATCCTGCAACATTTTGTCCACGATTCCCACGCCATGAATCTGGCGACGTAGGACCGTACCAAGGTCAATGTGGTATTTCGGGCCTAACCACATATCCAAGTAGCCCTTGATATCGTCGGCCTGGCTTTTTACGTTGCTTGAGCAGGCGCCAATCATCATCCGATCGAATGTCACCCCATGGCTGAGCAATATTTTCATGGTCCTGGCATGCAGCAAATAATTACCGGTTATTTTATTTTTGGGAACGCCAGCGCCAAGAATCTCATTCACCAGGGCATCCGCCTGGCCAAACCCCGGCCCTTCCTGTGATTCCAATTCATTGCCCACGCTGAAAATTACGTCATACCCCTGGCACTGTTGCCATAGAAATTCAACCCATTCCGCGCGGCGGCTGATCATGTCGGGCGCGTCCTCAAACAGGCCCGGCCCGAATGGCATAAACTGAGCCCAATCGGGATCGGCCTCTGTCCCTTTCCCCCTGTAGGGTTGGCAGAAAATATCCAGCACGGTTTGCATGTTATATTTTTTCTGCATCTCAAGATACCGGCGCAGCGCCGGGCCAAACTCAGGGTTGATATGGCCGCCCTTGTAGGCCGGTACCATTATTTTGTCAGCTTCGGCCTCCGTCCTGTTTGCAATCCAGCCCCATGCCATGATGCGCTGGGTGTTTGCTCCTACCAATCCCACTAACTGCCATTCAACGCGCTCTAACAGGTTGGGATTGTCAATTACCACCCGATAATTCCAGCAATCGAAAAGAACACTCGGGGAAAGGCCCCATTTGTCACCTGCCGGTAACAGCGCGGCCAGTAAAATTAATCCAAAAAATAGGCGCTTCATTTTTGCATTTGTTTTTGAAATTTCTGGCATCGTTAAGCCTCCCATGTCATTAATGCCGTAGGCACTGTATAGCCATTACCGATTGATATAGACGGCAGGGCGTTATAATCGTTTGAATAGGATATTCTAAGTTCTGCAATCTGCCCCTTAAACCAATAAGTTCCGGCAAAATTCCCGATTACGAAATCAGCCGCAAAGGCTTGAATATCCGAATTTGTCAAATAGGCCACTTGCGCGCCGTCAATATATAGGCCCCACCTGGTAGTACTTACCCGGCAAATCATATAATGGTGCCATTTTGTGTCATTTATGGCGACATTTGAAACCATCTGGACGGTCCCCCCCGAAACGGTGTGAACCCAATAGCATTTATTATCTGCCTGCCAGCCAAGGCCCCAATAATGCGTTGCATCCTGGTATTTTCCAAATGGCACCGCAAAAACTCCAAGGTTTGTGTTCATAAGCCACATGGAAATTGTGAAATTTGTTTGTGCCAAAATCGCCGGAGCCGGAGAACATGAAAGATATGCTGTCGAGCCGTCAAAATCAACTGAACTATATCCAAACTTTTTCTGAGCAAGACTATGTTTTACCGCCCCATATGGGGTTATTACCGTTTTGCCATCGGGCGAAAAATCAAAAAACAAAACATCGTTATTTGAAAAAGTATTCGATTGCAGAAAAAATTTGATATTAAGCATATTGTCAACTATGGTCGAAATATCCAAGCATCTAAAAGTTTTTGTTCTCTCCATTGGCGAAACAACAAAGGACATCACCATTAATATTCTCATCACGTTTGGGTGATTTCCCTCGGGCGCCGTCAGTTGAATGAGTTGTCCACAGGTATCGAGGGCCATGCAGACGTCAAAATCAAGGGTAAAAGTGACATATTCCTTGGGCTTGTTCCAAAAAAACAAGTACCTCATGGCGGCTTTATAAGAATTTTGGTGGCGTATATAATTTCTGGAGTCGAAGAATCCAGTAGTCGATGACCACGCGGTCGGCAATTCGCAGTCAACCGGCTGGCGGTTATATTTATTCAGCCGGTATTGATAGCGGTACTTCCGCTGTATTTCGTCATGTATTTTGGTGTAGTCAATCTCCGGCTTGTATGTCCCCTTCAGCCAGGCGTAATTAACAACCAGATCCGGCGTATAGTCAGCCGTCAATTTATATTCCATCTGTTTTAGGTGGAAATAAAACAAATCGGGATAGGCAGAATCAACATGCGGGCAAACAAAACAATCAAATTCCGCCGCCAATTCGACAATAAAATCACAATTTTTTTTGCTGCCTTGATTTAGCACTGAAACATAGGTGCCATCATACCCCATGGCCGCAAAATTGGCAATCATGGCCGCATATGCTATGCCATCGAGGTTGTCAAAAATATAATTTGCAAATTGGGTATCTCTAAAAACAAAAGGAATGCTTGCTAAATCGGTGACAGAAACATAAATAAAGGGATCCGCCGACGTATAGGCAATAAGGTCATAGGTCGCGCCAGTAATCGGGGGGTAAACTCCAGTTGTCAAACTGCATGATGCCGTTATATCGACTTCATTTTGATCATAGACCTTACTGAGTGCCTTGCTGCCGCCACTCATTATGCCAATCAAATATAAATTTGTGTCAATTCTCCAAGCCGTTATCTGGCCCTTCTGGTCGCCGCCGGTGAATGCGTCGCTATTGTACCCAGTGCAAGGGTAGGCCATCCATTGACCGTCTGCGTTGTCATGACAAGCTGGGAAAATTGTTCTTTTGATTAGGCGCCCGCGTTCTTCATCCAAATATGCTTTGTTACGGTCACAATTTAAGCTTATTTTGTCAGGGGTTGATATGTCAATAGCCCTGATTCCGCCTGACATGATAGGGACCGATGAGGCATAATCGCTCCCCTCTCGAATGACAATGACCCGGCCAATGATGTTTTTATCTGACCCAGCCAAAACTATCGCCCATGAGCTGTTTGTATTATCAAATTCGACTGAAAAAGAGGGGTTTTGGATAGCCCGAAAGACATCCATTGAGAAAGTGCAAGTTGAAACGTTTAATAGGCCGGGATAAACCCCGAGTTCCGGCAAAACGCCATATGCTTTGACGCCAGAATTGAATGCGATTGTGGCATATAATCGTGACATTATATCAGGCTCGCGTTAGCCACGAATGACAATTGCATGGCCCCCAGAGCGTAATTTATTGATTCCTGCATTGACAGATTTTCTGTCACGCCAAAAATGCAATCCATCAGGCCGGAATCGGGAATAAAACACAAGGTCGATTTACCCAAAATGGTTTCCAATATAGCGACTTGTGCGGCAGCAAGATTTTCAAAATCCAAAATATATTTTTTGTTTTTGGAAACCATGTTTTTGTTGCTCTGGCCCCAATTACTGTTGCCTCTGCCGAAAAGCTGGGGAATTACCTGCCAAGGGTTATTATAATTTCTGACAAAAACGTAATTGTTTTGCCAACCGCAATATTCGCCGATGCTCATCTGCCTGGGAGTGGCGGGGGTAATGATCTTTTTCAAGTAGCGGTAAGATTGCGTTGAACTCCACAAATAATAAAAATCATTCCCGCTGGTCAACGTTGTCAACACATTAACCGGCGTCGTGGCGAAATTATCATCCGACATTTGTACCCGGATTTTTTCCCCGGCAACAAGATTGTGTCCATGCAGGCTCACGCCCTTAATGCTTAATTTCTTGCCGCCTCCAGCATCGAAAACAACCGATAGGCTGGCACCAGTATATTTATGGGTGCTGGCCGGATATCCATCATACCCATTTGTCAGAGGGTAACCGGCATCTGACCCGGTAGCTGTCGGCACTATCCCGGCAAACGCATTGTCATAAGCAACCGCTCCATTAGCCATTTGTCCCCACTGCCCCCTTTAGATATGGTATAAGTCCGCCGATATTGTCCCGGACTATCATCTGGATTTGCTGGGCCAGAACCTGCTTGTTGACATCCGCCCCCATTCCCGGCGGCAGCATCACGTTAAGATTCACGACTACGCTTTTACCGCCCCTATCATCGCCCGCCCTTGACACCGTGACACGTTCCGGCGCTCCGTCTGATCTATCACCAACTCGAATGATTTGCGGCCTGTAGGCGATGAAATCACCGCCGTTTGCATAAGACGGGACGCCATGGGGACCTGGATTGTTGTCGCCGCCGTCTCCCACGGGTAGCGGGGGGATATTTTTAATAATATCTCCATATTTCCGGGCCGCTTCCGCGGCTTTGTCTGTGGCTCCCGGTATGTCAACGCTAAAAAATGTTGCTATTTGTTGCAGCACTTCCAGCATCTTCGACATGGTATCACTCATCGTTTGCTGAGGATCTTTGATTTTTGTCCAATCTATCCCTTGCTGCTCAAGCCACTTCTTCGTGGTCTCATCAATCTGATAACCGTAGGCATTGGCAAGCTTGGCCTGCTCAATCAGTAGGGGCATAATGGCCTGTAGAGCCTGCTCGCTGGTTGCTCCGCCTTTGATAAGTGAGTCGTACATAGATTGGGTGTCAAGGCCAAATTGCTTGAAAGATTTGTCGGTGAGATAACCAGTCGAACCAAGGGCAATCATCACCTTGTCAAGAGCCGCTACTTGCCCAAGGGTTTGTTTGTTTGCTTCAACAAATTTGCGCTCCGCCTCGGGCATGGTCTCGCCCATGAGGTCGTAAATCTCCAGCATGGATTTGCCTTGCTTGCTGAAAGCATCGTAAAAGTCTTGGGCATACGCTTTACTGGAAATCAGGGCGGCGTCATGTTGCTGTTGCAACTTTATTTGTTCCTGGATTTTTGCGTTTATCTCATCATATTCTGCTTTATGAGAAGGATCGAGGTTTAATTTCAAGGAATCCTGTAACTTTTTGAAATCGGTATTTGACAACATTTCGGCTGAGGCCGCCGCGTAATCTCTGAGAGCCTTGGCACCATCGGCAAGCCCCTGATTGACAAAATCGTTGACCTCTTTGCTCTGGATGCCGCGCTCGCGCAGATCCCGAAGCAAGGAGATTGTTTCCCTGGTATAGGTTATTCCAAGATCCTTGGCCTTGTCCATGAGCGCCTGAAATGCGTCGCCGACTTCCTTGCCTGCCTCGGTTGCACTCATCTTATACTCATCAACCATGGTCAAAATGTTGTGAACGTCCCTGGTCCATTCGTCAAAGTTGGACTTGGTGACATTTCCCGCCTGGATTGCCTCATCCATAAGGATAAATGAGGCTTTTACCGCGTCGCCTACTTCATCGGCCAGCTTGTGCATTTTTTCGGCCAGAGCGTCAGATATTCCGCCAATGCTGGCAAATGTGCGGGCAATGGCTTCTTGGGCTCCGGTTGAGCCAAACAATTCACCCAGGGCCTTAATCAATCCGCCGACTGCCTGAGTTGCACCCGCAATCATACCGGCAATGTCATGGGTCGCGAGAGCGGTCGCAAAGGTCGCAACACCAGACGCCATTTTTCCAAAATCGGCTACGACTCCATCTGTTTTTATTCCAAGGTCTCCAAGCAAACCCAGGAAGCTCTGATATGCCTGGTTGATCATCTCTAACTTGTCATGCAGAGTTTCATAGGTTTTGACAGACTCTTTGACCGAATATCCAACGTCATAATTTATTTTTTCGTTCTCAACCAAAACTCCATTTAATTTTGAAGCGTCGCCGAGGATCCAATTCAACCCACCGGCCAAGTCCTCTGTTGGTTTAAGCAAAGCGTCAAAACTTTCCTTAAGCATTTTTTGCACTTCTGCTTCCCTGGTCTGTTCAGTTGATAATTTCTTTGAAAATTCAATCCCGGCAGGCATCAGTTTCAATTGTTCTTCAAACGCTTTATTCTCCAGTTTTAGGGCTTCGTATAATTCTTTAATGCGAAGAGCCCGTTCTTTTTCGGATTCGATATGCTGCTGGATTGGCGGTATAATTGATTTTGTTGTTTCCCCGGTCTTGGCTAACAATTTTTCCATTTCGCCAGTGGATTTGTTTTGGTCATCAATATTTTTTCTGGCGATGGCCACCGCTGAAGCAAATTCCTTATAGTAAGGATCTCCACTCTTAATGGATGCAAGGAGTTTATTTAGTTTTTCGGCGCTTGACATAGAGGCTCCGCCCTGGTCGTTTAGGGCTTGCTGCAATTCCGCCATTGGTATTCCGGCTTTGGTTAATTCATTTTGCCAAGTAATGAACCGGTCGTTTTGTACCTGTTGCACGCTTGCCTGTCGATCTTGTACTCCAGCCAATTCTTTTTGCTGCGCAATAAGACCCGCAATGGTCGAAGTTGCTGCAATAATATTCCCAACGAATTTCGCCAACAAACTAACAATATTTGCAATACCTTTGATAAATTCAGGATTATTAAATGCGTCGGTTACTTCTTTTAAGGCATCCTTAAAATTTTTATTTTCTGTGATAGAAGCTCCGACCTTCTTTTTCATCTCATCAATTGCTTTCTGAAATTGGTTAAATCCACCGGCCACAGTATCAGCCGCCGCTTCGCCAGCCCCCTTGTAAGTCTTTGTAACCTTCTCTAAAATTTCTTTACTGGCCTCATATTGTTTCCCTTGATCAACCAAACTTTTAATATGATCAATCTCTGATTGACTCAATAAAATATTCATCTGGCGTAAAGTTCGGCCTGCATTTTCCGGCTTTTCCATCGCGCGGGCCAATATTTCCGTGGCCCTGGGAACATCCACGCCTAACCGTGCGGCCACATCGGTTGCCGTCTTGATTACCTGCGGAAACGCATCGCCAGAAATGCGCCTGAATGAAAGCAGCAATGTTTCGGCTGAAATTACCTGCCCCTTGGTGGCCAAAGTAGTATGGGCCAGCTGTTCGGCCAGCCCCTTAAGGCCCTCAATGTTTTGGCCAGCCGCCCCGGCATTACTCTGCAACGCATTGGCCAGCAGGGCAACCCTCTGCTCACTTTCACTGTAGAGTTTTACCGAATCGACCAAGAAATCTTTTGCCCCATGGATGGCGCTTGAAAAGGCGTTGGCAGCGATCACCCCTATTGAAAATGATTTCCATAATCCGCCAAATCCCTGTTCCGCTTTCCCGGTGGCTTCCGTGGCCGCCTTCATATCGGCTTCAACCGTCTTGCGGAAATTTTCCACATGGGTTGAACCCTGATCATCAACCTTGATTTCCAGCGTTAAATCATTGTCTGCCATATTTTAACCTGAATAGCTGCCGTAATTTAATGACCTGCCATCCCACGTCCCGAATCTCTGGAAACTCTTTGATAAAAGCGATAATTGCCCCGATATTCGGGCAAACTGCGCCGCTTGGCAAAATATTGATCTGGTCAAATAAGTTTTCCCACAGTTCAAATGTTTCACGCGTTTCATTGCTTTCTATTGGCCGGGTCTTTGTCAGGTATTCGAGAGTTGCAACCGCTTCCGGATGCTGCTGGGCAAAAAGCTCTAATTGTCTGTCGTCAAGCCTTTCGGGGCTATTTTTATACCGGAAGCATGCGATAAATTTTCCAACTCCTGAGCAACTAATTGATTGTGGACCTCTGGAAGTTTCCCAATTGACTTGATTAAAAAAGCGTTAAAAGTAGGGCTCGCGTTTTCAATCAAATCCTTAAGGTTTTCTTGGCTAAACTCAATTTCTTCGTCAAGGTTTGCCGATGGATCTAATTCAATGGCCTTGCAAACCTGCAAAAGTATCCGGTTTGTCAATCCTTTCCAACCGGTTACTGACAGCATTACCAGTTCCTTGCCGAATTTTGTCCAGTCTGTTTCATCCTTCCGCTTGTTCTTCTCAACAAGGTAATCCCGCTTCTGTTGCCCGATGTCCTGAACCTGTACCTCGAAACCATCGCCCCAATCAAACCAAGTCGGCTTGATAGCGGCCTTTTTAATTGAAAGCATTGAACCTCCCTTTATTTTTTAGTCGAACGTTGCCGTGCATTCATCATCACCGCCAAGTGACGACGGGATGGCGGTGAACTTTAGTTGTTGCGTTTGCTCAACGTCCCCCGTTTTGGTCGCCTCATCAAATTCACAATTTACCAGCTCAAAAACTCCACGGTCTTTGGCCGAACTCGCCCACGTGGTGAACGCCATAGGCAATTTCATGGACTTGTTTGCCTGGGTGATTGTCTCCCGTCTTGCGGCGGTTCCGGCAGCTCTAAAATACCGATCAATTGTACCAGTGATAATCCGCTTGCCTTTGGCATATCTATTGGGGCAGCCATCATCGGTCTTTTCTTTTTGATCGGCGCGCCAGCCGTTGTCATAGTTTAGAGTTGCAACAGTAATAAAACCATTGGCGTACCCGGCTCCCACAACTTGATCCTGGAACATCCCAAATTGACCAAATAAATGATTGACATTGATCAAGGTGGTCATGCCCGGAACCCAACCTTTGACTACTGCATCCTTTGGTTGCTGAGTAACAAGCCCCGGCGTGATTGTCAGATTGTTGCCAACGATGTTGCTTATTGTATGGGCGCCCGTTGGGCTACTAGTCCCGACTACAATTTTTGCCCCAATGTCAAACCGTAAACCATTGACAACATGGATCGTAGTGGCGTTGTCCGCCTCAATCTGTGTCAATTTGTCAGTTCCTGCATACAGCATGTGGGTAAATTCACCGTCGAATTGTCCGCTAAATAGGTTGTCCGCATTGCTGCCGACGTCCCACTTAAAAACGCCTTTTTCGCAAACGACGTCGTAAACAAATTTTGTTTCCAAGCCGTTAAGCACCAGCATGGAAAAATATACCGGTGAGTCATCGGTAAGAGTTGTGTACGGCGCAAATTCAACCGTGCTATATGGGGTGCTTCGTTTCCCAAAAAGCGATTCCATGACCTTGTCGGGGACAATAGTTGAGCCAGCGCCAATTGAGTGCATGTGGCATTTCAGGGTGAAAACGCCCGGCTTGAAACCGTTAGCCGAAATCCTTGGATTTTTACCAAGGGAACTATTCCATTCCTTATTCTCAAAGAAAATCGGTTCCTGATCACATTTCACATGGTCAATCACCTTCATAAGGTTAGAAGATGTTGGCCAAACTGGCGCCCCCAACGTGGGCTGCGCCTTTATCCAAACTACTTGATTTAGTCCTAAATTTACGTCCATTGTCTTGCTCCTTTTTTAGATTTTGGCCGAACCGTCGGCAATTGTTCAATAGGCAAAACCGTCGGCCAGGTGTTATCAAGTCCAGCCGCGATATGCGCTGGAACTTCTTTTACTTCGCCCGGCAAAAACTTGCCGACGCCGTAAACATGCCGTTCCTGTTTATGATCATTTTTTTTCAACATAAAACCTCCTAAATAGTGGGCCAATAGGTCAGATGGCAACGGAAAAGTATAATCAGATAATTATCCTTATACTCGGATGTCTCGAAACCCTTCAGCTCAAAAATCGGCTGTGTTCCAGGTGGAAATTCTGCCACAAGTTCAGACTCAATGACTTCGTTAAGATCAACCGCCGCCATGTACTTTGCCGTCCGGCTGCCCTTGGCCGGAAACTTCAAGGCAATGAAAATTTCAACATCTGGCTCGGTTCGATAAAGAGCACTCATCTTTTCCTGCAATATCTGTTGTGCTGCCTTTGTCACCAGCCGGTAATTTTTGTCCATTATGCTGGCCGGGACGCTGTCGAAATCGAATACCTGTGCACTTTCAACAAGTCCTACAGTCGCCGAAACCAGGCGCCCTTTTATCCTGCCAATATAAGATGACAACACGCCCGGCATTATCTGACCAGCTCCACGGTTGAAAATGTTTTCTCTGCGTCAATAACATTGTCCTCATCGTTATCCATTCTGACTCGCAAGCCATCGAATAATTTTTGGTAACGGTCTGATTCCTTAAGGTATCGTTGCCACCAAATATCATTCGTGTCTTTGGCGAAGTCAAAAAAGATTTTTTCAAACGTCTTAGCAACAATAAGATGCTGAATCTGTGAGGCGTCCAACAACATGGCCGGCCGACTTCCTTTTTGTTTCAACTCCCGCTTGACATCCTCAAACGCGTCCTTAATCTGATTGGTATAGGTTATCTGCCCGGTCCAGATATCGCTCATAATATCCGGGTGTTCCGCCTGTAAATCCGTGTCTGTTACCGTGCATGTCAAAGGATGCAGAACCACATCAAAAAGAAAATCTGAGTACGTGTCCTCTCCTGATACCGTGCATTTGAGTTGAATTTGATAATCCTGTTCTAATGTGTCAATGATTCCCTTGGGCACGACATAGGAAATTAACGATGTGTACGGGTCAATTGTGCAAGCCGCGCTATTAACTATCAACTCGCCATTGTAGCTCCATATCATTATCCTGGCAGAGGACGGCCCAGTTAAAAGACCGTCCTTGTAAAGCTCAAAATTTGCTGTATAGTCAAGTCCCTTTCTCACCTCGTTGCCAGAAACCATTTTGACGCTGATCATTTTTTATGCTTTCCGCGCTTTTTTGTCCCTTTTTCAACTATTTTTTCTTTGCCAGTTTTAACGACTTTCTCTACCGTCTTTTGCCTAACCGTTTCAATTTTCTTCGGCTCCGCTGGTCTAATCGTTTTGACCGTTGCTTTAGTGCCGGAGTGAATCGGAGGCATTACTAATTCCAAGTCTGCGTCTTTGGATAAATCGGGCCAAAGATAATCAGGAATTAGCTCCGTGTTCCCGGTTGGTTTATGCCTGACCTTGAGCGTTAAATGCTCCATGTTGGCACCATCACAGCCAGGCGTTCAGTAAACCGTTTGCCTGTCCGTTGTACAGCATCTTTGCGCCATAAACGCAGAGGCTCTTAACGGCGGTTCCAAAACGTCTCTCCGGTACATAGGCAATATTTACCGCATCAGGTGGAATCTGCCGGGGGAATGTAATCCCCATTTTGTGACCGGCTAGACATTTGTGAACGTCTTTTTTTCCGGCTACGCTGGAAACAGCCTCGTTTACAATTGGGACATTGGACGATAGATAAATATCAAAACCGCAAAACTTGCCAACATAGCCGTCAACCGTTGCCTGATCGCCCAGGCTGGTATTTTTCCCGGCTAAGTACTGATTGATGACTTCTAAAATGTAGGCGTCAATCACCAAAAATCTTGGCGACAGTGGAACCTTTGAAACGGTAAGTCTACGCTGAAGTTCCGCGCAATAGGTGTAAATATTGCTTGGACTTAGGCGGTGATGCATTGTCACTTTGTTTGCATTGGCAACATAAACGTAATATCCCAAAATAAATAGGTCCATTACATCGCGCATTGCGTAATGGGCGCGGCCATCAAACAGATTTAATAGATTGAGAGGGATTTGTTTGATGTCAACACGGTCCAAAAAATAGTTGTACATTTTTTGTTGTGTGATATAGATAATATCATCCGTGTTTGACATGGTTTGCGGTGTCGCGTGGTCCGTGTTTTTGACATAGTTTGTGATGGTAACATCACCGGCCAAGAAAGCGTGTACGGTGTCGCCCGCTTGATTGAAATCGCCGTCATAATCCTGGTTAGTTATGTTGTCAGCAACTAACAGTTTGTTAAGGTTGGCCAAAGCCAACTTACTCCATATTTCTGGTGTAAAATTCAAAGCCATTTTCTAACTCCTTGATAAGTCAATTGTTCCGCCTGGTATTTGCCCCTGAATTTCCGGCAGACGTTTCATGATCTCCTCAGGAGACGCATTATTTAGCCATGCCTGGGTAATTCCCGGCCCGGTGAATCCGGCTGGCGGTTGGCCATTGATTACCGGTTTGCGAGCTTGTTCAGCGGTATTAAACAGGTAAGGTTTTTGCTCTTTGAGTTGGTTGAATACGTCATCAGCATTTTTGGCTTCCAAATTTTCATCAAATTCCAGTTTTGCCGATAAAATCTGAGAGTAATCATCATCAACCAAACCATACTTTTGCATGAGGTACTTTGTCTCTTTGATTTTCAGTAAGGCCGCCGTGGAATCAATCTTTTTATCCTTTTCGGCTATCAGTTCAGTTAATTTCCCTTCGGCCTTCAGTTTTTCCGCTCTGGTTTTTTCGTCTGCGTCCTCAAAGCCTTTTAGTTTCGACTTCACCTGTTTTAATTCGCTTAACAGTTCCTTGTTTTTTGCAAGAATCCCTTCAAGGTTCGCTTGCTGAGTCGTGGACTCTTTAATGTCCGCCGCTGGCGGATTCTGCTCACTACCCGCAGGGCTTTGAGCCGAATTTGTTTCATTAGCCATAGTTTCTTTACCTCTGCGAATAGTTAACAATATTGCTAAAACTTAAGCCAGCGCGTGTTTTATGCTATTTGAGCGTACTTGCAAAAATTATAGAATTTCTCCGGGAGAGGGATTAATTACCTTAAAATCGAGATGCTGTGAACCGTGCATTAAAAAAATTTTATTGGGATGCTGCAAACCGATTCTTTTAAAACCATCAATTTGATTTTCGTAAACACTTCTTGATAGGTCAAATCCTTGCAGATATATCTTGTTTACTGCCTGTTTAACCAAAAATTCCAGCAAAAAAACCCCGGTGCCACTCCGGGAAACCTTCAAATCGAATTGTCTGACGTCGGTATTACGCAGTACTAACAGCGGCATATAGGCAGGAGTGACAGCGAAGATATCCTCACCATGCGCCCATACTGTCGCGCAAAAATCAGCGGGGTAAACTGCTGCAGCTCTATTAATGGCAATCGTTAATAATTTTTGGCGGTTAAAAATATATTTAAGCTTGCTTTCACCGTCTCCGATGAGAGCAACATTACTGTTTTTTAGCAGGGGTAGCATGTCACCCAAAAAATAAACCAGCCTCATCTTCTGGCAGCCCTTATTTTATCGTTTAGCATTTCCTTAAGTTCTTTCATGATATATTTTTTGTCATCGGCGGTTAATCCAAAAAATTCTCGCCGTGTCATGTTGAAATGAGGCGGCCTGCCGGACAATAAACCATAATCATGTACCCTGGATAGATTGAAAGAATCAATCCCCTTATGGGCGGTTGGTTCAACGTAAATACGAACTACCTTTTTGTCAGCCTTTTTTCTGATGGCACGCAACATTTTTCCGCTTTGGTTTAGATCCGGTGTTGTCTTTCCGGTTTTCTCTTCGTACTTCTTGCTATAAGGGTCAAACGGTCTATTATTGACGTCAACTCCCTGGGCCGTCCGGGTTAGCATGGTGTCAATTGCAGTCCCGCCAATGCTACTCATAATTGATTGATCGCCATTTTTCATGGCGTTTTGTATCCTTAATAATCGCTGGTTGAATCGATATAAACCCTTCATCTGGCTCACAGTTCACCGTCCAGCCATTCAATCATCTTGTCAACGTCGGCCAACTCAAAGAATGTCTTTGGCAATGGCCGCGATTCCCCCGTTTTGTACTTCCATTTATAGATTTTATTTTCCAGTTCATCAACCCGGTAATATGGCAGAGAGTCTATACCGGTAATTTGATCAAAATCATTAAGCAGCAATGTTTTACCGCTTCGTAAATCAAATTTAATGCCACCAAGCATTTCGTTTACTGCTTCATCTACGGCGTCGTCAATTTGTTTTTGTAGCTCATCTTTGGTTATGTCCGTTGTCATCATCATGCAGCGACAGTCGCCGTCGCAAATTGTCCCGCGCTCTCGAGGTAATCCAGATGCAGTCCAATTTTCCCAAGTGTCAACCTGTCCGCCCAGCTCGACACAATCCGGGCATTCCCGGTCATCACCGATATCAACCCACATCCATTCATCAGCCATGTTTTACCACCATTACCTGTCCGAGATGGCCAGCATTTGTTACCATTCCCCGGATTGCCCGCTTTATTCCATTTACGTATTCGCCAAAGATCAATTCCCGCTGTTTGTCCAGCCGGTCGCGTTTCAATTTACTTTTTCTGTGATTATTTTTTAAGTTGTAGACATCCTGAGCCACTTTGATATTTGCCAGATAATCTTCCATTATTTTACGTTTTGGGAAATCAATCTTGATGTTTTTCCCGGTGATGAAATTCCCAAACTTAAGTCCTTCGCCGAAAGAATCCGTTGCCAACTTCATTCCTAATTTTGCCAAGCGTACCCGGTCAACAAGCATGGTATTATTCGTTAGCATCGCCGGTACCAATGCATCAATGTCTTTGTAGATTTTCTTCAGGCGAATTGAAAAAGCGGCATAAAGAAACTTACCCATTTTTCTTTGATTTTCTCAGCGCCTTCTTTTTGATGTCGAGCGCAATGGCCACGGCTTGTTTACGTGGTTTTCCTTCTTTTATCAGCTTTTTAATGTTGCTGCCGACCGTTTTGGAACTATGTCCTTTTTTAAGTGGCATTATTTTAATCCTCCTGCCATTCCCGGCGGTAATTTCAATGGCTGGTTCGTATCACCTCCCGAATTAACCGAAGATGCAACCGAATAGCCAGAGTCCTTGGCATCTGAAAGTTTTTGCAGATTTGCCAAAATGATTTTCTCCGCTTCTTCGATTGATAAGTAGGGATGATTCCTGACGTATATGTCGGCTAAGGTGACTTGGCCATGATCTATGTCCCATTGGTCTTGCAATTGCTGCTCTTGCTGTGTTGGTTCAACGTCCATTTTGGCAAATTCGATTTTGAATTGCGCGTCCTCTGGAATTTTGTCTTTTTCTGAGTGGTAGTTCCAGACCATCTTTATTTTTTCAGCCATCGCCATTTCTGCCTTTCTGAAAATTTTAACCTGTGAATTGCGGATTTCCTTAAGTCCACGGTTTCTGACCTTTAGGGCTTCACCGCTGGCCTGCTGAGGGCTCACGGCGAACATATCAATACTTAGGCCATAGGTGCTTAGGAAATCATTCTGGTCTGAAGATATAACCTCATTTAGTTGAGCAAAATTAACTTGCAAGTCGATTATCCCTACTTGGCCGTCAGGTCCTTCAACTTTTATCGCCTGCAATGGATCAATGAGCAACCTAGATGATAAGTCGCCAGCTGCACCCCGGACCCAAATCTGTTTGAATGAGTTAGTTTTGAAGGCATAGTCTTTCATGGTTTTCTTGACGCCATTAATTACCGTGCCAGTGATTATGTCGTCGCCGTCATCAGGGTCCCAAAACATGCCGGGGCGTTGCTTTTTCTTTATCCAGATCACCGGAATTTGCTCATAGCCGTTAATAAATTGGGGGTTGCTTTGGTCTGGTGTAGGATCATATTGGATGCCCTTTTCATCAAAAATAAACCATTGCCAATCATCCCAAAACATATAGTATTGCTTTTTTTCGGCCTTGAACTGAGTATCTAGGTAATTTATTTTCCAGAATACTCCAGCGGCTTCTTCTGGGACATTCGTCCGCTGAATCACAGACGTGTTGGCCGGTGTGAGAATTGAAATTTTAAGTTTCTGCCGGTCATAATCCCACCAAAAATAAAGCCCAATTACGTTCATCAAATTCAAATAGCGATTGGCTAAATCCATGGTCTCGTTGATGTTATCAATTTTGGAGAAATTAAAACCTGTGTCGTCTCCACTGGCATTAACAAAGGCTCTTATTGGCTCATCTTTGTACACCAGACTTATTTCATTGACCACCTTTTTTGTTATGTTGTGGCTCGTGTTTTCGCACAGTTTAATATTCTTGAAATTGTCTGGCTGGAATTGCCTGGCCAGTTCCGTCATTAAGATATCCTTCCATGCGTCGTGATAAATTGCCAGCCTGATACTGGCCTGGTCCTGCCTGCTTTTTTCTTCTGCCCCTTTGGCATCCAAAAAACTTTTTAGCATCGTTTGCGGTACCAAACTACGAAACAATTGATTATCTCCGCTCATCATTACCTCGATATAGCTCGACGCCACCGGCACGCATGGGGAAAAGGTATGAAACCAAATACCCCAAGGCTGCGCTGATGTGGCCTATTTGCTGCTTTTCTTGATCTTTATTTAATCTGCCGTCTGGCATGATTTCTGCTTTATTTATGTCGTTTATTGTTTTTGGACAAGTATTGGGATTGATGAAAAAGCGCCGGGAGCCGTCCATAGATTTAAACCTGCCGTTCATCGCGTTTACCCGGTCCCGCTGGCGTGGATTTACTGAATGCGCCCGGATGACAAACCCTGAGTCTTTCAATATTTTCATGTCGCTGGCCGTCGCGTTTGTTTCTCTGGCCTGACCTGTGCTGTCGGGGTAAATGACACATTGACGCGGGTTGAATTTTTCAGCCAAATATCTGGCCATTTCGTAAGTGTTTGAATTTTTCAGCCAAACCTCTCCCCACTGATAAATAGTATCTCCGCAAACATGGCATAAAACTGCCGTCATTGGGTCAACATTGAAATCCATGCCAACATGGACTATTTGGTTTTGGTCTCGTTGAACAATTTTTAGATTTTCTTCACAAAAAGCATAATAAGCGCGCCCCTCTTCTCCCTCAAAGCTCCCTTCATACTCCTGGCGATAGGTACGCTCGTCAAGTTCACGTTTTACTGCTGCTATTTCACCAGCTGACAGAACGTCGCTGGAAAACCAAGAATAGAACGCCCATTCAGGATCACTTAAATTTTCTGCATAGGCCCCTTGCAGTGGAATGGTAGGAGGGATTGCACCGCCAGCGGCATAAAGAGCTTTATCGTAATAGTGATTGCGCCCTTCTGGGACACCATCAAGAATAGCAAAACCGTTGGTATCTGATAGCACTGGCCGAATATTCTCAGACCATGCCTGTGGTTTAATGTCGGCCATTTCTGTGATCATGCAGCCATCCCAAGGTCGGCCTTCTATCCTTGCCGGTTTGTCAAGCCCTACAACGTGGATTTCAGCGCCGTTTAACAGTTGTACATATAGATTTGTAGCATTCGTTTTTTTAATACAAATTCTTGGCACATTTCGCAGTAGTCCGGCGTGTGGACCTTCCCAAAATATCGCCTTGGCTTGGCCTTCAGTGGGAGCTGCCAGAAAATAGCGTTTGCCGGGGTTTTCCAGTGCAGCCAACAAAACCCGACGCGCTCCAATCAAAGTTTTACGTGATCTCCTTCCAGCGGAAACAACAAGAAACCTGTGTTTATCATGGTAGTATTGCTTTTGAATTGGGGTTAAGTCGTGGAGTCGCAATGGTAAATTAACCATCGGTGCTCCGTATGGCCGCTGCCAAATCGGACATTGAGTCAGTCAGTTGCTTTTCGTTTAATATTTCCTGTTCTGATTTTTCGATATAGCCCCGCCCCTTGCCCTGGCATTTAAGAAAAAAACAAATAGCCCAAGACTCTCCCCGCTCGATGGCCTTAACAAGTTGATTTTCGGCAAGATCGAGAGTTATTTCTCTTGAGTCGGTGAGTGATTGTTCTAAGGTTGGGCTTTTATGGATTCTTATTGAAAGATTTGATCGGCAAACATTTAATACTTTTGCCGCCTCGGAGATATTGCCGAAGTTTTTTGTAAGTGCATCAATAATAGCGTGGTCAGTAACATGCCTTTTTATATTGTTAGATTTTGTGGTTCCATTTTTGGCAGCCGCTTCTTTCCCATTCATCAATCATATTATTAGTATGCGTTGATTTTAATTCAAGCACGCAATTTGCCTTAATTGCGCGTACTCTCCCTTTTTTTTTCTTTCTCTTCCATAATTTTGATAGCGCGTGAATTTCCTTTTGTTAGCATTTCAATTAAGCTTTCCCTGGTAACAAAACGAGACCCGTTCATTTTGAACGTCTCAATTCCGTATCGTTTGAGCCACTCACAAATGGTATTACGCGCCTTATGCAGAATGTTAGCTACCTGGTAAACCTGGTAAACCTTTTCGGGAAAAAGTTGTTTAAAAAATGTCTCCTTTTCCATATCACCTCTCTTTGAAATCTTCGCAGCAAAGATCAAAGCTATAAAAAACAATCAATTTGCCGAGTTGTCTTTTCAGGCACTTCCACCGGGCCAAGTTATTTTGCAGCGCCCAGTCAAAATTTTGGCAGTGGTAGCAGCATCTTTTCACTTTTTATCTTCCGGTTTTTCTTTTGGGTGCCATTTGGTAATATTGATTTCCTGGTGGTTTCTGGATGCCGTGTCGATGCACATTAATAGCTCGTGAAAATAATGCACTTCTTCAATGTTGCCATATTTCACCAGATATTTACCCTCTTTATGCTTTTTTCTGAAGTTCATTTTATGCTGATTCCAATCTTCTGTTTGGTTGCCCCTCGGGAGTTCTTGGCCGTGAGCTCAAACTCGAAATGGCCCCGATTTGGGGCGACGTAGACGGCTATCTGGCCGGCAACGGTTTGCAGCTCGTAAAGATGCTGATTGACAAGATCCCAAATGTACCAGATATAGGCATTATCTGATGTTGACCAGCTGAGATTTATTGCCATGTTGCGGCCGGCATAGCGGTTGTCAATTTCGCCTCTAAAATAGTAAATTGTGGGCCTGCCAAGAATTCCTGGCGTGACCGTGGCGGCGACTTGAATATTTTCCATATCATTGGCCACAATAGACTTAGATTGTCTCCTGGCATCCGGTAGCACGCTGCAGGCGTCCAGCAAAAACGCCAGCACAAATAACAGTGCCAGCAAAAGCAAAATTCCCAATCCTGATAATTTTTTCATGAGTAAGTCTCCTTTTTCTTAATTTCGATTTCCTGTCGCCTAAGTTCCAACTCGTAAATTTTGATCGCCAGTTGGATTCTATTTTGCAAATCAACTTCGTAGACCATGGTTGGATTTGAAAGTATTTCTTTCGCCAGAGAAAAGATTTCTTTTGCTGCTTTCAATTTGCCTCCTTGTACTCCGCCTCAATAACATCATCCTCAACCGGTTTCGGTTTTGGCTTCGGCTGCAAACCCTGGCAGATTCTTTCCGCTTCTTTGATTGTTTCCTGCAGGTCCATCACAGCCATCCATTTTCCTTAAGCACCGCGTAAATCCCGGCTGACAATGCCGTAGTTTGCGGCTCTGATATTTTCAGCCCAAGCCCGGCAGAAATGGCGTGAATTACTTCGTGGATTAATGTTTGCTCTGCCAAATTTCGCGGCATGTCGGAACGTAAAGAAATTATGGCCAGCGCGTCATCCATCCTGCCCATAAACCGATCATCTCTGCTATTCGGTGCCAATGTTTTGATATCGTAATCAATCCCAAGAATTTTGATTTTGTTTGGTATTTCCATTGTCCGTCACCACGTGAACATTTTGCAGCGCCATGAGGCAGACCAAACGTCAAAAATCAAGTTCGGACACGCCCCAGGGCAGGCGCTAAAACTTCTTACATCCTTGCTACTTCCTACCGGCTCCAATGGGCATCTGGTAAAAAGTTGTTTCTTCGTAACAAAAAATCGTTTGCTGAATAGTTTCATTTGACCTCCTTTTGATCCAATGAATTTTGTTTCGGCCAGCAGCCATTATGAATCCCGTCGCAGCCAGGGCATGACCAGCAGGCGTTCGAACCTTTAATTTCCGCCATTTCGTTTCACTGGTCCCTGATGGCGTCGTCATCGCGCTGGATCTTTTGCAGTTCCCCTTCTGACAATTGCGGGTTCCAGTTGTTAATCTGGTAATAGCGGTATTTTTCAATAATTATTCCAACTGGAATGCCGCTGCCGAAAATTACAAACGCGCAAATTATAATCAATAACATGATGCCTCCTTATTTTTCATTGTGGAAAATAGCGAAAAGAGCAATCAGAAAACCGAAGCACAACCATTTTGTGCTCATTGGGTATTCACATGAAAATAAAACCGCCATTACTATCACGTACCCTATCCAGAAAAACGATCTCATTTCCCCTTCCAGAACCTTTTTAGGTTATCGTTTAGTACCTCAATATTCAACCATTTTTTCTCAATACCATTAATTATAAAGTCGGCCATTTTGTTTGGGTTGTAACTACCCAAAGTGTCTGGTCGCATCACCGCGAGTTCGGTCGCGGTGAAGGCTGCAATCCAATACGGGTCTTCGTCTGTTTCCGTATAACAAAACGCGCTAATCTGCGCCACCCCCAAATCCTTCAGCCGCCGAGATGTTTCCCGGTTAGTTACCAGGGATTCAATGTTGGGGATCATTTTGTGCCTCCATGTTAGGTATTGCATTCACTCTTTGTTGTAATTTGTCTCTAAGTATGACAATTTCTTCCCTTGGCATAAGTAAGGCATAAGGCCCCAATATGCCGCATAAAATTTTTCTCCAATTTCCAATTTGTATGTCAGTCATCCTTTCCTCCTCTTGGCCTCTTCCAGCATCTCGCTGGCTAGTTTAAATGACCATTTTGCAATATTTTCGATCTGGCCTATATCGGTATTTTCATATGACTTTTCATATGACAAAACTCCCTCCATCGCCGCCTTGGCGAACTCCATGAGGTTGAGGTCATCAACGGCGGATTGGTAACGGGAATTAAGCACTCCTAAATTCTCTTCTGTGTAATATTTAATTTCGTCCACAACCACGTAAGGATTTTCATTTTCATCTTCCCCAATAAAAGACACCTTCTCAACATTTGCGATAAACAAACTCGACGACACTATCCTAATCCCATTTTCAGATTCATTTGTAATTTTGTAGCAACTCATAAACTCAAAGTTTTTTATCATTCTTTTTCTCCTTAAAATTGCAGGTGACAACCTGCTTTTCAAAATCATCCTTAATAGAATATCCACATTGAAAATGGCACCACTCACTACCAACCTTGATGGACGCTTTCCATGGGCATGGCGTTAGGCATTCCAGGAGTTTGCCAATTCGGGCTATCTTATATCCAATCTTCTCCCCCTTCGCTTTCCGTGGTGCTTGGCGCGGGTTCATTTTGTTTGCTCTCTTTCAATAGCATCAGCGATCATTTTTTTATTAAATTTTTGGTCTGACTTTATCTCTTTGATTATATTATTGATAGCCATACCATTGGTTTTTGTTTTTAAACTTTTTATAAAATTGATAACCTCTTGTTTGATCACTTCGCCACCCTTTTCCCCTTGCGGATAATCCGCCAGTCGATTTGCAGTGACTCCCAATTGTCCACGACTAAACAGAGAGCAGTACCCGCTACCACCCCGAACAAAAACGACCTGCCGCTAACCGGCTTGGCGATCAGCAGCCCGAACAACGCAGACGACAGCATCCAGGGGAGGGACTTCATTTGGCACCCCCGATCTTGGCCTTGAGTTTTTGCCAGGCAATTTCCCATTCTGGCGCACAACCTCTCACGACTTTTGCTATTTTCTCCAGCAGTTCAAACATCTCCGGAGCGGCGGAGATTAGTGGGTCGTATCTGGCACTAACGTTGATTGATCCGCAAAACTGGCATGATTCCATATTATACCTCCTTTTCAAGTCCGATAATTCTGATAACTTCATCCAAATTGTCGTGGACAATGTAGTAGCAAAATCCAAGTTTGGCATAATTCTCTCGAATTTGCAGTTGTAAATCCGTCATTGTCCCCCGACCAGTCTTAAGTTCAATCAAAACCAATTTTCCATTTGGCATGAATACTAAATAATCTGGCTGGCCACTCATCCCAGGAACTAACACAAATATTTTTTTTCGGCATGAACGGCAGGATGTCATCATGCATGTCTTAAGATGCAGGTAAGTTATTTTTTCCCGGTCAAAATATGACTGGACAATCTTTTCAAAAACTTTTCCAGCGGATTTCGCCTTAAATCCCCCTGCTACCCGGTTAATATTCTTCATCCCTTCACCTCTTTTCGCTCATTCCAAGCCTTAATTGCCTCCACTGGATTGCAGGCAATTGGACCCTGTGCGCTGCAAGAGCGGCAGAGGCAATAATAATCACCTTGGGAACGGTCATAAATCTGATGAATATGATCTGACATACAAAACGGGCATGGTACCATCTCATGTTTAACGCCATCTGATGTTTCAATTTTGCTCATCCCTTCACCTCCTTGGCTTTGGCGGTGAAGTGGTCAATAATTTCTCTGGTTGACCGCAAATTCACGCTGCATAACATGGGGACTGACTGACAAAATTTCAAAAGTTCATTCGCAATCAGCTCAATCACTATGTCCTTTTCGGCAAGGGATTTTTTCGCCTCAGTCAATTCTTTTGCCTGGTTGTCAATTACCCATTGGCAATTCTCGCAAAGCATGTCGTAGCATTCGCAATCACTATAATGGTTCATGATTTCACATCCTCTTTTAATATTTTCTCCAAAAATTGTAATAAGTTAACGGTTTGTTTTTTGCTCAATGAGACGTTCATCTGGTGCTCTTTGCCATCAGTTTGGTATATTTTTAACATAAACCTATCAATGCCAATTTCGCTGTCAAAAGTTATACTTTTCATTTTCTTACCACCTTAATTTTCTTGCCGCAATTTGGGCAATAGTGTGTATAATCAAAATCTTCCTCATAGTACATTACATCGCAGCATTTGCGATCATAAGTATCCTCAAGAAATTTACTTGGCGTCCATTCGCAAAACTCTTTTTTATCGTTCATCTTTTCACCTCGATTTTTTTAAAATGCCAACAGCGCACAGGTCTTTCATTTGGCTGCCTCCAAAAGGCATTTCGGTTTTTTCATAGCAAAACCGCAATCGAAATAAACATATTTTTTACAAGTTTTTTTTAGGGGGCATTTTTTTTGCAATGTGTCGAACACCCCGTCGAAGTCATCTTTTTCGGGGTATGTCAACCACCACGTAGAGCCTGATAAAATATAGGGTTTCATTGGCGCGCCTCCTTGCGGTAATCTTTCCCTTTCAAAACTATCCAAGTGGAGTTTTCATGCAGCCTGGAAACAATCTTTTGGCCGTAAATATTTTCCATATCGTGTTTTGTGAGATTGGTAGTCACCACAATTTTCCCTTTAAATTCGTCCAGAAGTTCCTTGAAGCCATGATTGAAAACGTTTGTTTCTGTCTGCTTTTCGTCTCCCAAATCATCAATAATAACAATCGCCGAATTGTATATTGAATCAAGTGCATCGTCATAGATTGGGTCATAATCGTAGCCTGCAATCTCCCGGTAAAGATTATAAAATTTACTGGCTGAAATCATCCTGCATTTTCGATATTCAATCTCCGTTTGATTGACAATTGCACTGCATAGATGAGTTTTTCCTGTTCCAGTAGGTCCGCAAATAACTATTATTTTATCTGGGTTATTTATCCAAACTTTAATTTTGTTTACTTCTTTTTGCAGGTTATTAAATTTTGGATCGAAAGATTTAAAAGTTTTGGCTTTGGATTTAATAAAAAATCTGTTTTCCAGTTGGTTTTCAATTTTTTCAACTTCTATTTTCCTTTCATCTATTTCTTTTTTTAAATGGTCTTGCAACCAATATTCTTGACTATCATCATAATCCGGGCATTTTTTGCTGAACATTCTTTGGCTGATAGAAAACTCATTTCCTCTATTACCAAAATTATAATAATGATAATTCCCGTCACAGTATTCCGGAAATCCTTGCGGATGATCTGGCAATAATTTCATATCACACATTTTTACTTAACCCCAAACGTTCATTTTCTTTTTGTTCAGCGTCCCAGTCGGTTTCTTGGCCTCCATTTTTTATTGCCGAAAGTGGTTTCTCTTCTTTCCATTTTTTTCCATTAAGATTCCAGGTAGCAGCAGCGGCATGCCAATTTTTCATTTTTACTTTTCCAATAATCCAGCCTTTCGATTCATGATGATTCCAGAATTTTGTAGCCTGATATTCCGGGTCTAAATAATTTTTCTCTTTGAAATAATAAATTACTTGGTCGATGGTGGGGGGGACAAAGTTCCCTCTCTCTCTCTTCTTATCATTCTTCTCATTCTTCTCATTCTTGTATGTGGTCGCTTGTTGGTCTTTTGTTGGTCGCTTGCTGGTCGCTTGAGGTACGCCTTGTTGGTCGTTTTGCTGGTCGTTTTCTATGTCATCACATTGGTATTTCTCCCAATTAATCAAGGTTACGATGGAAAATTTGTTGGTCGTCTTGACTGACAGGTTGTTGGTCGTTTTTAGCGTGTTTAGACAAGTGCGGACCTCTCTTTCTGAAAGATTCAAGGCGGCTGCGGCTTTCAGGCGACCAAAAATAAATTGACCAGGCTGTAAAGTTATCTCTTGGAATCCCTCGAAAACTTTAATTTCTTTGTGTGTCGCACTCATAAGACAATAACTCCAAAATACCCAAAGTTTATGATTTCTGAGCCATCCATTTTTAAGCGAACGCCTGAAAAGTTTAACATACCCGTCCTTCATTTAATTTTCAAAAATATAAAATAGGGTTTGCCCTGTGTGATGACACTGAGCTTGAAGCTCAAAAGTCCAGGACAAACCCTTTATTTTTTCAATTTGTTTTTTCATTTTGTGTCATCACATTTTTACCTTACCACTCCAAAAACTAAAAGTCAATAGGGAAAATTAAAACTCATCCCTTTCCGCTTCCATTTTTATTCAGGCAATTCCAATTCAGAAACATTTTTCAAAACTTCGACAATATTGTCGATTTGCTCATCCCAGGCAGCAGCCCAGGCAGCATCACTGGCAGCAGCACTGGCAGCCCAGGCAGCAGCACTGGCAGCAGCCCTGGCAGCAGCACTGGCATCACTGGCAGCAGCACTGGCAGCCCAGGCAGCAGCACTGGCAGCAGCCCTGGCAGCAG